CCTTCCCCAAGAATCAGCAATACTTTTTAGATAAGTGGGGACACCCCCCGGTTAATGAAGTTGAGCGTATGCGTGAAATTTATTGGAAACACCCTTATAATGAAATAGACAAACCTTTAAGTTATTGGAGAGGAAGTGATAACAAATGAAAAATAAAAAAGTAAGTATGCCAGCCGAGCTTGTTAGGAGATATCCAAAAGCAAAGTGGCAGAACAAAGCAATAGGAACAGAAGAACAGGAGTATAAATTAGACCGAATACACGACATAAACGGAGAAGTTATAGAGTTTTGGAAAAAAATATAATGGAAAAACCAATTAAAAGAGTTTTGGTACTTGCTGATTTTGCGTGTTCTACGGGATTTGCAAATGTTGCCCAAAACGTAGTTTCACAAGTATTAAAAGATACTGAAATCAATTACCAGATTGATGTAGTAGGCATTAACTATTACGGATTGCCTAATGAGTGGCAAGGTATATTCCCCAAGGTTAGAGTTTTCCCAGCCACGTTCATTTCACATAATGATTTATTCGGCAGGGAAGGTTTCCTTAATCTGTTAATGACTGGTGCATATGACTTGGCTTGGATTTTACAGGATACTTTCCAGATTGAAACCATCGGCGAAAAGTTAAACGAAATTAGAAACAAACTTGCCGAGAATAACATGAAAACTTTCAAGTGGATTTACTACTTTCCCATAGACGCTACTCCCAAAGAAAACTGGATAACTAAATCAGTAAGCCTTGCCAACATACCAGTTGCTTATACACAATACGGATATAACGAGTGTATTAAACAGGATCATTCATTAGAAAGTAAATTGAAAATCATCAATCATGGAATAGATGAAAAAATATTCTACCCGATAACAGAAGAAAAGGTGGCCAAATTCAGGAAGAAATACTTTGTAGGATTGGCTGATGATAAGTTTTTAATAATTAATATTAATAGGAATCAACCCCGTAAGGATATCGCCAGAACTATGCAGATGTTCAAACTCCTTAAACAGCGACTTCCCAATGCATTACTTTATTTACATATGCGTGCTGATGATGTTGCCTATAACCTACACGAAGTAGCCCGTAATTTCGACCTTATTCCTGATAAAGATTATATCGTTCCTAAAGATTTTGACGAACATAGCGGAATAGATGTAGGACTTGTTAATTTTATCTATAACTCCGCTGACGTTTTGGTAACTACAACGCTGGGAGAGGGCTGGGGATTGCCAATAACAGAAGCAATGGCCTGTAAATGCCCTGTAATAGCCCCAAATCATACAAGTATCACTGAAATACTGGCTGATGGCAGGGGTTTGTTGGTTGAAGCAGGTAGGGGAGTAACAGACTGGACAGTATTAGGAAACGATAATGAACGCCTTAGACCTGTTACTAACGTCGCAGACATGATTGAAAAAGTGGTTTGGGTACGGGATAACCCAGATAAAGTTAGAGAAATGACTGAAAAAGCCTATAAATACCTATTAGAACACTGGACTTGGGACATAATAGGTAAGGATTGGCGTGAAGTGTTTAAAAACGCATTACAACAAACAAAAGTGGTCAAAGTAGGTCGCAATGACCCGTGTCCGTGTGGGAGCGGAAAGAAATATAAGAACTGCCATTATGCAAAGTGAAGATGAGGAAATAGAGAAAGTTACAAGGCATTTTATCACCATTGATGCAATGTCTTTACTTGAAACCGACTGTCCCCAGCCCTCGGCTGAAGAAATAGCTGAAGGTGAGCGAACTTATAAAGAAATTATCAGAATACTGCCTACGGATAGGGAAAGATTTATCGCTATGTCATTGGGTAACGGATTCGACCAGGTTGATGTAGCTTTCATGTTAAAAGTTCACCCCTCACAAGTTAGTCGTGCCATTAGGAGAATTAGATCAACGTTAAAATCATTTGTTTAACGTGCCTAATCAGCAAGTTTTCTGGCTTATAAGGTTATTATTAAAATATGTCTATACTATCAGACCTCAGAGATCGCTTTTTTGTTAAACCCGTCGCGGATGAACTTCTTAAATCGTTAAAGGTTGAAAAAGCCGACACCCCAAACATTATGCAGGTTCCTTTTGGGTTTAATGACGCTAGAGTCATCCAAAACAGAAGAATGGCTGGTGGTGTTGACTTTGCCACACTTAGGGCATTATCGGTTAATCACGAAACGACCAGGGGCGCTATAAATGTCAGAAAACGCCAGATTACACAGCTAGGGTTTGATGTAGTTGATGTTGAAGATGATGTTGACCCAGAATCAACCGAAAAAATTAGGGCAGAAGTTAAACGGAAAGTATCCAATTTAGGTGGCCCAGGTGTCAGATTTAGGGAATTACTCGACAAATTAATAGAGGATACGCTGGTTTTGGATGCTTTGACCTTTTACAAGCAATATACAAAGGGTCATAAACTGTTAAGGATCATTCCTACAGACGGTTCAACCATTAAACTTCGTGTAGGGCCAGGCGGAGAACGCCCCCTACCTCCAGAAATAGCATTTGAACAGTGGATTAAGGGTGAAAAAGTTGCAGATTTAACAACTGAGGAGTTTGTTTATGAGGAGATGAATCCCAGGACTAACAGTCCTTACGGGTTATCACCGTTAGAAACGCTTATTTTGGTCGTAGATTCATCCCTAAGGGCTGGTTTATACAATTTGAATTACCTTAGCGATAATAATGTCCCCCAGGGTTTCCTTACAGTACCTGAAGGTTGGAGTCCAACACAGATTAAAGAATACAAAGACTGGTTTGACGCGATGCTTACAGGAAGCAAGAATACCTCTAAAGTTTTCCCAATTCCAGGTGGCGCTAAGTATCAGCCAACCAGTAAACCGTCAGATTTTTCATTTGAAAGTTTCTTCCAGTACCTTGACCTTAAAGTGTGTATGCTTTTTGATGTTACTCCCCAGGAACTCGGCATTTCACTTAGACAGTATAAAGAAAATGCAGAAGTCCAGAATGACATCCAATTAAGGCGTGGTATCAAACCCCTTGCCAATTTCCTTGGTGAAATATTTACAGACCTTATACAGTTAGACCTTGGTTATCCCGATTTTGAATTTAGGTTTACGGGAATAGAAACTAGATTTACACACGAGGATATTAAGGACCTATTACCGATTGGAGTATTGGGGATTGACGAGGTCAGAAATGATTTGGGACTTCCCAAGATTGGGATTGATAATATAGTCGTAGGCATGGGAGGATTTACACCCCTTATAACTACAGTATCAGGAACTGACGTTGGAGAAGACAATCCAGAAACTTCCGAAACGGATAACAATGCCGAAACGCTTAATCCTACAGTAGGACAAAAAATAGCTAAAGTAGGGAAAAATACTAATTTTGAAAAATTAACTAATACAAAAAATTATAGACAATTCAAGAAAAACATACTAAAAGCATTAGAGGATCAATATTCTCCTTTTATGAAAGAAGTGACAATAGATGATATAACACAATCTGTTAAGGCTGATACCCCTGGTATATTGACAGCTGTTAAAAAGAAACTCCCGTCAATAACAATTACGGGACTTCCAAAATACCTTAAATGGGCGGCAACTGAGGGAGGTCAAAATGCTTTTGACAATCTGAATATAAAAGGAACATTCGACATGACGAGCGAGGACTTTCAAGCAATGCTTGGAGATCGCACAAATTATCTGATTGATAGTCTTGATTCAACAAGCACAGACGATCTTGTTAATCTCATTGCACAGGGAAAATCAGAGGGCATGACGAACGCAGAAATAGCCGACGAAATTCAATCAATGTTTGACGATATGTCGAGTGCGAGAGCCGACACAATCGCAAATACAGAAGTCGCAAACGCAATGCAGACCGCAGAGCTTTCGACATACGCAGATCAAGGAATAACCGAGAAAATATGGGTCACAAGCGAAGATGATCTTGTTTGCTCTGATTGCGCTGATCTTGACGGGGAAACAATAGGTATTGAAGAATCATTCTCTGACGGGGAAGATTCGCCACCCGATCACCCTAATTGCCGATGTTTCATTCAAGCGGTGATTCCAGGAGAAGAATAACTATGAAAAATAATATCTACAAAAGTCTTGTTAAAAGAAATTCGAAAGTCGCAAAAGTTCAAACTCAAAGCGTCAACATTCCTTTAGTTGTAAACGTTCCGATTCAGAAAGTCGAAGTTCCTGTCGAGAAAAAATCGTTTGCAAAAGCATATCCCGATGTGCAAAAAGTTACCGTTCTCAATCAACCCAAACCCGTAGCGGTGCAGAAAGTTGAGGTTACAAATCCAGTCAAATCTGAAAAAATAGAATTTCCAAAAGTACAAAAGGTTGAGGTTACAAATCTTCCCAAACAAGAGTTAACAAAATTTCCAGACAGTCAAGATGTTAGAGTTTTGAATCAGATAGAATTTCCTGTCGGAAAAGGTGATGATCCTAAATACTCAGACCCAGAACAATTTATACCAGTTAGACTAACTAACGGAAAGAAATTCTATGAAGCCCAAAGCGATGCTTATGTGGCCGCAGCTAAAACTGTTTTTCCATATGTTGATATAAATGGAAAAGCCAAACCAGTACAGTTAACTACTGATGGTAGACTTCCAGTTGATACCACAATAGATATTGGAGATATTGAAATTGGCGCAGTTGAGATTAAAAATTCCACAGATGACACAAGGGCAACTGTGGGAGCAAACGGGCTTTATGTGGATGTGCGTGCTTCGGTACTTCCTACTGGTGCAGCTACTTCAGCAAAACAACTAGCAGATAACCATCAGGTAACAGTCAGTAATATCGCTAGTACACCAGTCATTTCTGGTTTTGCCCTCGAAACGGGAGGTAATTTAGCGACTATTGCGGGAGCGGTGGGTTCTTCCAAGATGAATGTGAATATCTCCTCTGGTTCGATAGCCAACACAACTTTTGCCGTCACCAATACAGGAACATTTGCAACCCAAGAAACTCCAGCTACGACGATTTACAACGGTAAAAAGGTAGTTACGACTGCTGGTACACGAGTGGCTTTAACCTCATCTCAAGCGGTAAAATCGGTAACAATTAAAGCTCTTGTAGCTAATACAGGTATTATTTATGTAGGAGATGGTGCGGTAGCCGCCGCCAATGGTTACGCCTTATCCGCAGGAGACACAATTAGTTTAGATATTGCTAATTTAGCCACAATAAACCTTGATAGTAGCGTTTCAGGGGAGGGCGTGACTTTTGTTGCCATTGGTTAAAATATATGCCTAAAACATTCTCTACAACATCAAAACCAACAACAAATGCCAACCTAACGGGAGTTATTACTTCAGTGGGGAACGCCACCTCTATAGCTTCCCAAACAGGAACAGGAACTAAGTTTGTCGTTGATACCTCGCCAGTATTAGTTACTCCAAACATTGGAACTCCAAGTGCGGGGGTATTAACCAATGCTACAGGACTCCCCGCCGCATCAGTATTAGCAGGTAGTTTGGGTACTGGTGCGTATGTAATGGATACTTCCCTAACCGTTCCTTTAATCAATGGAAGTTCTGCCGCTAATGGAGATATAACAATAAACGGAACCTCAAGTGGTACTAAAACAACTTCTTATGTAATTTTACAAGATACAGGAGGCAACGTCGGCATCGGGACGACGAGTCCTACTGGAAGGCTGGAAATTGTTCCAGAATCTGGTAGTACGGTTTATCCATTAAAGGTAACAACAGCAGCTAACCAAAATATAGTTGGCCAATTTTCCGCAAATAGTTGTTGGAGTAATTTGTTTAGATTCCAAACTAATGGCGGAAATTACTGGGATTTTGGGACAAACAGAGTGTTAACTGATAATTCATTTAGTATCTATAGTTCGACGGCAGGAACGGATGTGTTACACATAACAACTTCAGGCAACGTCGGCATCGGGACGACCGCACCTGGTAAATTACTTTCAGTTGGAGCAAACCTTTGGCAAGCAGATGTAAACGGGATAGTATGGAATAACAATGCAAAAACAACCTATAACGGTTCGGTATCAGGCACAGCAGTATGGTCACAACCGTTTCAAGGTTCAGCTTACAAGAAATTCATAATCTATCTAGCCGCTCTTAATGATGTAGGCGGGACAATCACTTTCCCGACTGCCTTTTCACACACGCCTGTAATCTACGGAACTGCTGCGTCACTAGCGATTTGCACAGCTTCTACCACGACATTTACTATTGGGGCTGCGGCAACCATCACAGGGTATGTAATTTGTGAGGGTGATTAATATGTTAAAATAGAAAGTAGGTGAATATTATGGAACACACAATAAGTCGGCTAGAATACAATAAAAATCATGAAGATGAGATAGTTTCTGTTTTTTTAGCAGTAAATGTGACCAATGGGGTAGATAGTACTTGTTTTGAACACTGGCTCTCTGGTGAGGAAGTGAGTTTAGTATTAAAAGACGAGGCCAATCTGAAACCTATTTTAACGAAGTGCTATGCAGAAGCAGAGTTAAAACTTGAAAACGAAGTCACCACAAGACCAATGCCCTCAATCTATCCTTTACAAGAAGAAGGTAAAAAGGCAGAAATAGAAGCGTTGGTTACTACCAAAGCAATAGGCACAGCCAAGGCGGTTATTTTAGAGGCTAGAGCCGAATCAGTGGCTAAATTAGAAGAACCTATTGAAGAATTACCAGTAGAAATTATAAAGTAAGGAGGTGAGTTAAGATGACAGCAGACAATAAAGTTATTGAGGCTAAACCAACGGCAGAGCAATTCGCCAAAGAATATCAGGAGCTTTGCGATAAGCTAGGATACCGAATAGTAGTATCTCCAGTTTATACAGCAAGGGATGATGGTACTTTTTCTTTGGTTTTACAATATACAGTAGGGGCACTCCCTATTCCAGAAAAGAAATAATCATTTTGCAATTTTTACTGAAATAACTCTTATTATTAAATTATAAGAGTATGAAAGACGACAAAATTCAGCTTTATGCCCCTATATCTAAAACCGATGAGGAACAACATATGGTTTATGGATATGCTTCAACGGAGGCTCTTGATTCACAAGGAGAAGTAGTTACTAAAAAAGCCATGAAGGGTGCTTTTGATGATTACATGAAGTATGCCAATATCAGGGAAATGCACCAAGCTTCAGCAGTAGGAAAAACTAAACAAGCCCAACTTGACGAAAAGGGAATGTATATTGGTGCCAAAGTGGTTGATAAAAACGCCTGGGAGAAAGTCAAAGAGGGCGTTTATAACGGATTTTCTATCGGTGGTAGGGTAATGGAAATGGTTGATAATGAAATTACTAACCTTGTTTTATCTGAAATTTCCTTAGTAGACCGCCCAGCCAATCCTGAAGCCGTATTCGATGTCTGGAAAGGTGAAGGATTAAACGAGGACAAAAAAGTAGAAGTTAATGTTGAAGTAGGAAAAGATGAAGTTAACGTTAAGGTTGAAAAAGCTGATGAGCAAGAAGTTAAACCCCAAAGTGAACAGCCGACTGCAATTGAAGGAACACAGGAAGTTAAACCATCTGCTGAACAGCCAATTACAGAAGAAGGAACCATAAAAGAGCCACAAGAGGAAGTAAAGGAGCCAAAAGAAGAAATTAAACCTAAAATTAAACCAGGCAAGAAACCTGAAGTTAAACCAGAATTACAACAAGATACGGTTGAAGAGCCAGAAACTATTCCCACTTTGCCAGAAGAAGATAAAACAGAGGATAAAGTTGTTGTAAAACCAAAAGCTACAACCGAAAAACCCATTAGTGCTACAACTGCATTTAATAAGGATGCGGTAAAACTAGTAGAAGAAATTAAAATAGAATCTGTTGAGGAAAAACCCGCCAAAGAAGTCAAAGTAGAACCCGTTGTAGAAAAAATCCCTGTTGAAGTTATACAAGAAAAAATATCAGCATGGGAAATGCCCACAAACGAAGAAATTACCAAATATTTTGAAACAAACGAAGTAAAAGTAGACGACAAGACAATCGGGTTATTTAGATTCAAGGTCGCGGGTAAGATTCTCGAACTCGTTGAAAAGAGTATGGAAGATGACAAGAATAAACAAATGGTCAAAGCCTATTATGAAAAACTGGCCAAAGACGTAGACGGTAAAGACATCAAAGACCTTAAGGGTAATGAAAAAATTGCCATGCTTATTAAACAGGCAGAAGCAGTCCTTGTAAAAGATGTAACTCCTGCAGAAAATGACAGAAGCGGTGATCAGGCAAAACTTAGTAGAGTTGCTGAACTTATATCTCAATTTAATGGAGGGGCTGCATTAACTGAAGCTGAAATGGAAGAACTTAAAAACGGACTAGCTTTTGCAAGTGAAAGATTTGGAGGAGGCCACATTGGAGCACCTCTTGAAGACGAAGCAGAAGTCGAACCAAAAGGAGAGATTAAAATGGAATCAACCGAAATGCAAAAAATGGTTACTGAAATTGAAGAACTAAAAGCACAAGTACAAAAACTTAACGACGTTCCAGAAGAGGTTAAAGTAAAAGCATCTTACACAGTAATTGAAAAATTTGATAATTCCACTGATGAATTGAAAAAGGCGGAATTAGAAGTAGAAAAAGTTTCAGGAGAGTTAAAAGCAAATCCTTATGATGTAGAACTTCAGAAGAAAGCAAACACACTCTCCGCACTGGTAATGAAACTTCACAGAACTTCTAATTAGTCTTTTTTAGTTCACCATGAACTTTAGAAAGGAGAATAAATTATATGGAAAATAATGGAATAGAGCAAACTTTGGCAGAAATTAAAGACGAGTTGGCAAAAGCAGCGATTACAAATGCAACCTACACTTTTAGTCCAGCAAGTCGTTCAATTTTTGCTCCAGAGAATCTTGATCCAGTAGTTAAGTTAATTACTCCCACGGCTACGCCAGTGAGGTCTTTGTTTCCAAGAAGCAAAGGTTTCGGTCAGGCGGCAGCATGGAAGAAAATGACTTCATATCTACACCCAGGAGCCTATGGCTCTGGTGCGGTGCCAGGTATGACAGGACTCGGAACAGGATCGAATGGCGGATTTGCAGATGGTGGGCAACCTTCATCGACAACTCAAACTTTCACAGTAGTTACGGCTGCATACAAAAATATCGGTCGTGATGTGGAAGTAGGTCGTCAAGCAATCGCCAGCTCTCGTGGTTATCAGGATGTTAGGGACGAACTCGTCAGGTTCAAGACCTTGGAGGTTATGTTACTTGAAGAGGATATGATCCTTAACGGAGATTCTGCATACGATGCAACAGCATTTGATGGTCTTGCCAAAAGCATTACTACCAACTCTGGAACGATGTCTCTTTTGACAGCGTCAGGAGTAGGAAGTCAAATACAGTCACCGTATTGGAATTATGGGGGCAACTTCCAAGCATTAATTGCTAACCCAAGACAAATCAGAGCATTGGCTGATGATTTGCAAGGGTCTGGATCAATCCAGAGGATAGTTGTGGATAATCAAGGGGCGGGTGTCGGAGGTGTTCATCTTGCGAAGATAGTCAATCCTATTGACGGTTCTTTAATTGATGTTGTAGCCTCAAGATATGCTGGTGCGAATGCATACTTGTTAACTTTGAGAACTCCGTCGGGCGAGAATTGTCTCGAGATGGAAGATTTGGAGCCGATGAGTGTCTATGAACCAGCAACAGCGAATCACTCTGTCATATCTCGTGTATACGAAACGACAGTGTTGAAGAATATCTATGAACCTTATCAGGTCAAGATAACAGGACTCGCAACTTCCTGATAATAGGAGTTGTTAGTTAAAAGATTGGGAGTCTAAATAAAATAGACTCCCTTTCTTTTGGCAATAAAAACCTCCTTTTGGGTTATCATTAAAATATGAGTACTTTCGGCTATACAACCAGGAGTGGTGTTCAAAACTATCTTAATAGAACTTTCCCTGAAGTTTCAGACGGGGAATTTAATACTTACATCTCCCAGGCTGAATCTTATATCAACAACTACTGTGGATATAATGCCATGACCACAACCAGTGGGATGATGACTGAAGCAGTCGTTCGGGAGAAAGTCCAAGGTAAGTTAGACTCTTATAATAACTTGGTAATAGACCTAATGAAACCCCCCGTACATAAGGATATCTATGGCAACCCCATGGTCTCCTTAATCGAATTTAACATCGGTAGTGTCAGAGTAACACTGAATCTCACCGATGGCACAAACAACCCCTTAAACAGCGTCCTAGAGGTTTCAGAGAACAATAGGAAGGTTATCTACCCCTCGATGTATTTTTTACCAGTAATTTCAACAGTTACTCCCACTGCAAAGGTTAATTTATGGAATTTACGAGATGCAAAATTTTGGGTAGACATTTCCTATATCGGAGGATATGACGTAATTCCTGCTGACATTACTTTAGCTGCAAATCTTTTAGTGGTTGATTCATTAATAATGCGGGATAACATTGAAGGAGCTACTTCGATCAGACAGGGTAATTATTCGATAACTTATGATAAAAATAATGCCTATACCATGAAAGCAAATATCTTTTTGCAACCATATATTAGATATACTTGGTAATTATGAGTAATGCACCCCTTTTACTTAACAAACTTGTTTCTGTTGAGCATCTTAACCCTGATTCTAATAACGCGAACAAAGAGGGGTTTGTAGCAGATGCTTCTCTTGCAATGGTTCCAGTAAATATTCAGGCGGCATCAATGGAAGTCACAGCATTAAACAATGGCGCTTACGGCAAAGGTTATACACTTTTTACAACCAATAGCGGAATACTCTCAACTGATAGACTAACAACAGTCTCAGGATCGGACACAAGACAGTACATAGTTAAAGGTAGAGAACATTTTGATTTACAAATGGCACAGCACTTAGAAATGTTTTTAGAAGAATTACAATGAAATGTCGATTGATTTTAAAATCGAAGGTCTATCCGAATTCCAAGCAGACGTACAAAAAGGCGCTGACGGGATTAAGGATGAAATTCAAAAAGCTATGGTCAACAGTGTCAACACGATCAAAAACACAGCACAAGATACAGTTGCATACAAGACGGGTACATTAAGACGGTCAATATTTACGGATATACAGGATTCTGGATTTACGGGGATCGTGGGGGTTGATCCAAATATGGCACCTTATGGCGCAGGTGTTGAATTTGGAACAGCGCCA